GTAACTATCGAGCAGGTTGACGAGAACCTAGATCTTGTACGGCAGATTCATATACAGGAAACTCTTGAGCTGGTTGTTCCTAAGATGTTCGAAAGCTTTTCGGTTGCAGGGTTTATGGCTGATGATGAAGAAACTTCTGAGTTTCTAAAACATGGCGCGATGGTTGTCGAAGCAGCAAGATCTTTTCTTTGTAAAATCTCAGGCATTGATCATCCGCTTCAGTTAATTGCTGAAAACATGTTCGAACAAATGGACGAAGAAGGCAATCTTGAAATTTCCGACAAAATCAAAATCATTATAACCCCCAATAACGAAGGAAAGAGCTGAGGCTCGTACACAATGATTATTATGGATTTTTCTCAGGTAATGCTGAGTAATATCATGGTACAGCTGGGCAACCATACCAACGCAGAGATTGAAGAATCAATGTGTCGCCATATGGTGCTCAATTCAATTAGGTCTTATAAGACCAAGTTTGGCGAAGAGTACGGCGAGTTGGTTATCGCTTGCGACAATAAGAACTACTGGCGCCGTCAACTGTTCCCCTATTACAAGGCGAATCGTAAAAAGAACCAAGAAGCTTCTGAGATCAACTGGAAGGCAATCTTCGAATGCCTGAACAAGATTCGCTCGGAACTCAAAGAAGTTTTTCCCTTCCGTGTCATTGACATTGAATCCGCAGAGGCTGATGACATCATCGGTGCACTCTGCCGCGAGTTCGGTAATACAAACCAGAAGATTCTGATTCTTTCTGGTGATAAAGACTTCATTCAGCTACAGCGTTACATTAATGTAAAGCAGTACGATCCTGTGAGGAAGAAGTACATTAGCCATGAGAATCCTGATAGGTTCCTTCGGGAGCATATTATCAAGGGAGATGCTGGCGATGGGATACCTAACTTTCTTAGCCCTGATAACAGCTTTGTTGTTGGTCAGAGACAGAAACCGATCACCTCGAAAAAGCTTTCTGAATGGTGTAATCAAGAACCAGAAAGATTCTGCACAGAGCTAATGCTGCGTAACTACAAGCGTAATGAGCAGCTGATTGATCTCGATAAGATCCCAGCGAATATTAATGAGCAGGTTTTGGAAAGCTTCAAGAATCAAGAAGGTAAGAAGCCTAACAATTTGATGGAATATTTTATGGCTAACAGACTTAAAAACTTAATGGAAAATATTGGAGACTTTCAATGATGAAACTTAGCGTTTCTGAAATTCTACAGAAGGCATCAGAAATGAAGGACGAAGCTGCACGTATTAATTGGCTTCGTCAAAACAACAGTGTTGCTTTAGAAACTATTTTGCGTGGAGCATTCGACCCATCAATCAAGTGGCTGTTACCTGAAGGTAATCCTCCTTACAAGCCAAATGATCTGGTCGATCAACATCATCGCCTTTTTACCGAAATTAGGAAGATGTATTTGTTCATCGAAGGTGGTAATCCAGATCTAAAGCAACTTCGTAGAGAATCGTTGTTCGTTGAAATTTTAGAAGCTGTTGATCCAGAGGATGCAAAGCTTCTTTTGGCTGTCAAAGAAAAACATCTACCATACCCTGGTGTAACACCAGATGTAATCCGCAAGGCATTTCCAGGCATTTTTCAAGAGGAAGTTAAGGAATAAATGAGTAAGTCTAAGAATAAGAATTTTCAACGTCGCGATTGGGAAGACGATGACGGGTATTATGATACAAGGAGCGACAAGCAGAAGCGCAAAGAAAAGCGTATGCGCAATCTGATCCGTTCTAAGAACGTTGATCGATTGATGGACCTAGATGATGATGACGGACAATACGATTGGGGACCTCCTCAGGAGAAATAAGATGCCTATCTACACATTCAAAAACCTAAATACTGGTGACGAATTCACTACTGTCATGTCGATGACTGAAAGGGAGGAGTACCTAAAGGCTAACCCAGACATCCAGCAACAACTGATTGCTGCTCCTGCCATTGGTGACAGCATAAAGCTTGGTTTGCGCAAACCACCAGATTCTTTCAGAGATGTTCTTCGCGAGATTAAGAAGAAAAATTCACGTGGGCTAACCAAATCAACAATCAACACATTCTAGATGCCTATTCTTATGCCATCTGATAAAGTTCTGATAAGAGCTTTCGGTTTTACATATAATACATGATACCATAACCTTGTTTGCGAGGGCAGATGTTTTTATCTTAGCTTTTCGTTGTTCATCGACTGGTTTTCCGTAGAAATGGTGGTTTTTGCCCTTATTATTGACTCTTTCTTTGTATGGTCTTTTGAGACCCGTTGCTTTTTCTTTTAGAAGAGCTTTAGTTTCTTCTGTGTGTTGTCTTCCTTGAAAAGGGTTTGTAAAACCGTTTGCAAACAGCGCCAACATTTTTTTGGATATTTTTTCTTTTGTTAAGAGATTGTGTTTGTGTCCAGGTCTCCCTTTTTTCGCGAGCGATATCTTTTTCTTAGTACTATCACTCATTTTTCTTCCGAGATTTGCTTCACTAATTTTTCTTTTCTCTTCATCCGACTTGATTCTACCATAACTAGGATTTAATTTGCCCGGCATCGGGGCTATTGAACCTACAATAGCCATATTCAACCATTTATCTTTTTTCAAAACATCCAATCTTCGCAGAACTTTCGCTTCATACAAAATAGCTGTTTTTGTATCATTGAAGATTTTTCTTACTTGTTTGATATCTGGTTCGCCTTCTTTTTCGCGTAGTCGTTTCACGAAATTAGAAGAAGTGAAATAACTAACCCAGAGATCCAAAGGGTTGCATTTCTTGGCGTATCGTACACCATAATAATATTTGTTTAAGTGCGTCCAACCGATTACGTAAGTGTATGGTTGATTATAAATATCCATAGCTGAAGCTCCTCAAAAGCGTTAGTGTGGATGGGACTGGCATCCGCGATCCACAATTTTTTTACTTATAAAGAAAGGATCTTTAGAAGAGCGCCAACCCTAAAACTCAAACACCTTTTGAGAGAATAAATGCTAGCAATAAATGAACAAAAAAGAATAACAAGAAAAGATAAGAGGCAACAGCGTAACAATCAGGAGGCGATAAAAGAGAAGTTAAACTTCACTCTCAAGAAGATTAACCCACTGACTGAAAATCAAAAACGAACATTTGGCGCTTACAATATCAATAAACACCTACTTTTGATAGGAACAGCTGGCACAGGCAAATCCTTCTTATCAATCTACCTTGGTATGCAAGACATAATGGAACAAAAAACGCATGAGAAGATGATTATCATCCGTAGTGTTGTTCCTACAAGAGACATGGGATTTCTACCCGGCTCAAATAAAGAGAAATCCAAGGTCTACGAGGCACCCTACTACGCAATCTTCTCAGAACTATTTGGTAGAGGCGATGCTTACGAATATCTCAAGAACAAAAATCTAGTCGAGTTCATGACTACTTCGTTTGTAAGAGGCATCACAATCAATGATGCGGTTATAATCGTTGATGAATTTCAAAACATGACCGCATCCGAGCTGCATTCTGTATTCACAAGAATCGGTAAGAACTGCAGAGTTGTATTTGCTGGCGACATCAAGCAGAATGATTTTACATACAAAAGAGAGCAATCAGGCTTTGGTGACTTCTTTAAAGTGCTTGACAAAATGCGAGATTTTAGTATAATAGAGTTTGACCGGAACGATATCGTTCGCTCTGATTTAGTGAAATCATACATTATCGCCAGGGAAAAACTTGAAGATATCGGGTTAATAACTCCTCTCTAAAATGAAAGATATATCATGATTGAATACGTATTGGTTATTTGCGCTGGCATTTCTTGGGTAGGATGTGGTGTTACTATGTCATACACATACCCGACCGAAGCAGAATAATTGAGGTAAGATTATGAACGACGATTGGAAACTGATTGACACCTCCCCGAAAGAAGGAGAAGGACAATTCCTTGTTTGGGGACCATCTATGACTGTGTTTTGCGAGGATTTGTATAGCAAACCTCATAACGAAACTGGTGATGTAGCCCTTGTAAGATATCTCGAAGATCCTCCGCGAAAGGACTGTGGGCATTTATGGGTTGAGCACTCTGTATATTATCATTCAGTCGTGCAGGGCGCAACGCATTGGATGCCGGTACCAAAGGTATCGATAACGAGTGAAGAACAATGAATACTATAGACTATTCTGTTCCGAGACTATGTGGACCTTGTGGTGACGTCAGATGTTCTCAGTATGGCTGTATTAAGAAGATGTTTGTTGAGAAACCTAATCTAGTGCAAGCGCAACCGAATATCACTCAACCCTATAATACTAATCACGTCGCAGCTCTCGAGATGATCGTTAAGCTAGCTGGAGAGAATGCAGTGCTTCAGAAAGAGAACGCTGAGTTGAAAGGAGAAAATGAAGCTCTGAAGTTCGAAATCACACGAACGGCGTTAAACACAGCTGCGTTCAAGGATGGAAACAAGTACTGATGAGATGGAAGAGACAAGACAAGACTAAGTGGCATAGAGTATTCGCGTGGTATCCTGTGACTACCGTATGCGATACTGTGGTCTGGCTCGAATACCTTGAATACAGGGGTGCTGACTTTGAAATGGATACGACGTCGTGTTGGGTTTATCGTAGATTAGCCCAGTATAGGTTGATTGAAGAAGGAAAGAAATCATAGACGCATTTACAAATC